AAAAGATATGTAAAGAATATCTTAAAAAACGCAAGCCTATGTACGACTATTTAGTCAGAAAGGAAAATGAGTAATGACTAGAGAAGAGTTGAGAAATAATTATGGTAATGAAATCTGTGAGTTATGCTGTCAAGAGTATTTTACTAACAGAGCATATCCTGAATCACTTTGTGAGGGTAAGTATTGTGAGGATGCAGAAGATAGTTTCGCAGATGAACATAATATAAAATTGGAGGATTGAGTATGAATAGAGAAAGTGTTAAAAAGAATATGGATATTATCTCTGCCTTTGCAGAAGGTAAGGTCATTCAAGTTTTAAATGAAAGAGACAATTGGGTTGACCTAACAGAAAGAGAAGGTTTACCAATGGGAACTTTGGAAGATGCACCTGATATGTTTCGCATCAAGCCAGAACCAAAGTGTCGCCCATTCAAGGACGCAGAAGAGTGCTGGAATGAAATGCGAAAGCATTATCCATTTGGGTGGGTGAAGCTGAAAGCTACTGGAAAATATTTTATTCAAAAAGCTGTAGGTGATTTCTTAGCTGTAGTTGGTATTGATGATAGACCAACTAGTTATGATAAATTATTCGAGGAATACACCTTTGCCGACGGAGTTTCGTTTGGCGTAAAAGTGGAGGAATAGTTATGGTTAAACCTTACAGAATTAAACATAAGGCTAGTGGATTGTACTACCAGCCTGCAAGAAATCATAGTAATCTTTCCAATAATGGCAAGGTGTATATGACAAACAATTCACCATTACTAATAAATGATGGATATGATTATGTATCTATTAGTGTTAGAAAAGGCACGAAGGTACATAATATTTTAGAAAAGATAATGCCCTTAAAAGGCGTAGAAGAATTCTTTGGAAAAGCAGTTTATTATCGTGTTCCAAAAACAGAATTTGAAAAAGAAGAATTATAGCTTATGGAAATGAAAAAAATCAAGTTCAAAGCAAAGAGTATTTATAATGGCAAATGGGTCTATGGAGACTTATTGCATAAGTCTGATGGTATTCATATCTATATGGGGAAAGGTGAAAGTGAGCACATTATATGCCCTAGAGTTGACCCTTCTACGGTCTGTCAGTTTACAGGTGAGAAGGATATGAATGGAACAGAAATTTATATCGGTGACATCATTTCCAACCTCGAAACTAGAAGTGCTATTGAGGTAGTATGGAATGACAGATTGAAAAGATTGGATTGCAAATTTATTAGTGGAGCAAATTCTCGTCTTGATGTTCCATTCGGAATATTTATATCAAGGCATAAGAGAATCATTGTATTAATATCGAAATTTGATAAGGAGGAGTAGTGTATGAAGAAAATAAGTTCTAGTTTCAAGTATCTTATAAGAAAATACGATTGGTGCTTTTATCTCATACCGACTTTAGTCGTATGGACTCCCAAAACCTACTTCTATGAAATTAGTATAAACTTTTTGTTTTGGGAACTTAATGTTAGAATAAGAACTAAAAAGAAATAATTATGAATAAAACAGATTTACATTCATCATTACTCTTCCTAATGATAAAACTGGAAGAGGCGAAGAGCAACCCGATGCACGACAAAAACTTTGTTTCTGCATTGACGGAAGTGCTCAGATATTTCCGTGATAACGGAGAGTTGAAGAAAGCCTATGAGCTTCAAAAGGATTCATTGTCAGATATGGCTAATAGCCCTTGGGTGAAAGTACTAAAGGACTATACCTCCTCTATAAAGAAAGAAGACGGAATAGATGCAGAATTACCAGATATTGATGCCCTTATAAAAGAACTCTCTTCTGGCGAGTTCTTTGAAAAGAAAATAAAGGAAGTTCTTGGTGATGATGTAGCAGACAAAGAAAATAAAGAATAGAATATGTCAGAAGTTATAGTTTTATCTTTAACCTTTATCTGTTATACGATTATGGGTTTTGTGTTAGGTTTCTTAGCAGGAAAGTACATTGGCAAAGAGTAGAAATTATGAAAATAGAAATCAAAAGAGTAACGGACTGGCAGCGTGTAGTGGATGCTGCTCGGTTCACACAAGGTAAGGAGCCGCTAGGACATGAGCCTAGCGATGAGTTCAAGAAACAGATGATTCTCAGCGAGCATTCACCGCTCAGAGAATTGGAGTTCGATATTAAGATGTATGGCATACCATACTGGGTGAGCAATCACTTTGTTCGCCATGTTCACGCACAGCCATTCGTCTCCACATCACGTCCAGATATTACTGGTTCAAAGGTATCTCGCCACGATATGCGTCAGGATGATTTGGTCAACTTGCAGCTATCCCTCAACGCTCAGGAGATAATCAATATCTCCAAACTTAGACTATGTAACAAGGCATCAAAGGAGACAAGAGAGATATGGTATAAGGTACTTGACGAGTTAGCTTGTATAGAACCTTTGCTTGCATCCGCTTGTGTTCCTCAATGCGTATATAGAGGATTCTGCCCTGAGCCGAAATCATGCGGATGGAGTAATTCTTCATCCTATGGAATGCTCAGAAGAGCGTACGAAAAACTCAATTTATATCCATTAGAACGAGTATGAAATATCCCAAATATAATCTCAACGAATATGTCGGTGGGCACTTCGAGTACACCACCCCCTGCCCATTCGGTATATACGGCAAGTACACAGGAGAAATCCTGATGGTTGGTAGCCTTGCTTGCCAGCGATGCGAACACTTCCGAGGAATCAACAAAGAAGATGGCATCGTATATTGTGGAATCGAATAATAAAAAGAGTGCAGCCTATCTGCATTCTTCTTAATAATTTATCAAATTTAATATATGAATACAAAGAAAATCTCAATTATTCAGCGTATCAAGGAAAAATTCCTTGGCAAGCAGTTTTTTATTGCAGTTATCGCTAACAAGGGAACTAGTTCCTACTTCGTCAACTCCACCATCTACCGCTCAGAGAAGGAGGTGAAGGCTTACAAGAAGTACATCACCACAGATGAGCGTATGAAACAGAGCTTCGATTTCGTAGGCTATTATGGTTTCCGCTCCAAGTTCGACTTCCGTATTCCTCTTAGCGGAAAGCCAGTATCAGTAGAAGAGGCAAAGAAACTGGCAGAGAAGTAGTATGGCTAAGATTAAAGACCTCACTGGGCAAAGGTTTGGCAGACTTGTTGTCTGCCGCCGTGCCCCTTCTGAAAAGGGAGCAAGAAACGGAGTATATTGGATATGCAAGTGTGATTGTGGCAGAGGAAAGAAAATCCTCAGTTCAGCCCTGCTCTCAGGATTCACACGCTCTTGCGGTTGTCTCCGTAGCGAGAATGCAAAGAGAACCGTCCGCCTGATGCAAGCCGTCAACAGGAAAAGACGTGAATCATTAACAGATAAAGTAAGTATTACATAAATTCATAGTATATTTGCAAAATGAAATTCAAGTATTTAATAGATAAAGTCAATGGTTTCCGACACCGCAACGATTTTGTGGTACTGGACGGAAGAGCCAACTCGGTCACGCTCTCCAAGGGCATCTATGACCACATCATGCGCAAGGAACGTTTAGACACCTCTATCTTCGTGTTCAGGTTGTCCGAAAGAGGAACATACGGATTCTGTATGCGTGAGGACTGGGAAAACCTTCACAAGGTTAATACCGCCTTCACTCAGCTTCAATTCAATCAGAAGTATAAGAAGGTAGGTTTCAGGAGTGACTACCCTTCCATCACCGCCATCCTTGATGAGTACAACCTTCCTCTCAACAGAATGGTTCGCCTTACTTGCATCCCACGCAAGTCACAAAAAGGAGAACCTTATTACGAAATCATGCGACCAAACTCAAATTTAAGCACATGGCAACAAGACAAGATGTAATATTTCAAGGCTTGACACACTCACCATCCGACTATAATTGTCAGGATGGTGAGTTGGCAACCTGCCTCAACCTCATCAACGAGGATGGGGCACTCCACCCTATTCACCAGCCAGAAGTAGCTGAGCCGAACATCACGCTGGATGCAGGAGACACCATAGAACTGGTGCATAAGGTAACACACGATGAAGCGATTCACTCCCACTACATCATCCGTAAATCAGATGATACTTGGTACTGGATGGAGAAAGGTGGTGACGGAACCAAGAACACCATCGACTTGAACGGATTCCACGTTAATGCCGTCACAGCAGTAGGCAATATAGTTAATTTTGTTGGAGAAATATCTATCAAATACTTATATTGGATTGACGATAATTATCAGCTATTTGATAGAGATAACTTTAACTATGGAATCAAAATCGGTTTTAAAGAATTTGATTATCAAGGTGGTTCAGCAGAAATCTCGCTAGGTGATGAATTTTGGGACTATGTTACTTATGAAAGCAGTTCTTCTGGTAGAAAGATAACTGGAATGAATGTAAATCAAGTTTCAAAAGTTTTCAACATGTTTGACGCTGTAATTAATAAGACTTTGTCCGACAGAGGAAAACAATGGCAAAAATATTTTGTGTTTGGAGTAGCAGCCATCAGGTTATACGATGGTACATACTACAGCATTTCCAATATTTTTAAACTTGACTGGAATAGTTCAACTTTAGCTTCTGTTAGTGTTGACCCTTACAATAAGAGATTTTGGTCGATTGGACCAGCAATAGCAACTTGGACTATTAGCGCAAACATAGATAATCTTGATAAAATATCAAATCTTATACAAGGCATTGATATTTTTTTAAGCAAAGCCGAATCATTCGTTAATTTAGAATCAGCAGCAGCAAAATACGTTGTACCTGAACTAAATGATAAAGACCAAGGTGAAATGTTTTTCACAATGATGTCAGGAAAGGAAGCAGCAAATGCTATAGATTCCCTATCATTCTATCATTCACTATTTATCAGTAAAGACGAAATTGGCAAAGAACTTCAACTCAAAAGAGTTGAGGGAACGGAAGAGTCTTTATCTTTGGCTAACCTATACCGTTCTGATTTAGGAGGTAAATGTGCGATTACATACAATAATAGACTTCATGTTGGGAACGTAAAAGAAGGATATAATGTTGATTTGATAAGTAATATCACTCCAGCATTATCAAACTTACCAAACGATGCACAATTAAATACAGAAGGAATAGTTAGAGTAAAAGCATCAAACAAAGAATTTTGGTGCAAGGTTGATGATTTAGGTGCAAGACTATATTACTTTGTATGTGTGCCAATCTTAAATGTATCTGAAATAACATTCTACAAAAAGACTGGAACTTCTGTGTTTGAGAAATCTACGGTTAACTTGCATTCTTCCGAAACTACAGCATTCTCTTTTTACGTAGCTGGAGAAGGAAAGGAAAACGTACCGCAATTTGCTTTGCCATGGGAAAAATCATCAGAAGAGGAATGGAATAATATTGTCAGCAAATACGAAAACTATAAAACAAATACAAATGCACTTCCATATTCTTCTGTTGTAAAAGTAAGCGAAGCTGAGAATCCTCTAATCTTCCCTGCAAAGAATAGTGTTCAGGTTGGTTCTTCTATCATAAATGCACTTGCTGCTAACACTAGACCAATAAGCGAAGGTCAGTTTGGTGATGCACCTCTATACGCTTTTACCGATGAAGGTGTATGGGTATTGATGCTTGGAGAAGAAGGAACCTATATTGCCCGACAGCCAGCCAATAGAGATATTTGCTCCAACCCTAAAGGCATTTTGCAGATTGATGATGCAGTTCTGTTCCCGACAGAGCGAGGTATCATGATGCAACAAGGAAGAGAGTCTGTTTGTCTTACCGATGTACTGGATAATTATCCTTTCGATTTTCTATCCATTTATTCACATTCAACAAAAGATAATACCTATCCGAATAAACTCCTTGCGCTAGGTAACATTCCTGAGCCAGATGTGAAGTATGTCCGTTTCCGTAAATATCTCGAAGAAGCTGATATGATTTACGATTATTACGATGCCCGAATCATCCTCTTCAATCCGAACTACACCTACGCTTACGTTTACTCGTTGAAAAGCAAGATGTGGGGAGCCATGCACAATGTCTTCAACAAGCGAGTAAATATATATCCTGAGTCATACGCTACAGACAAAGCAGGAAACATACTTGATGTGTACGTAAAGGAACCTATAGATAATGTTCCATTCTTCCTTTGCAGCCGACCTTTAACACTTGGACAAGATGCTTATAAGACCATGTTTGATTGTATCACAAGAGGATATTTCAGAATCATTCAGGAAGGAAAGTGTGGAACGGTTCTATTTGGAAGTAATGATTTATCTAATTGGTATTACGTTGGTTCGTCTACAAATATGTATCTCAGAAATCTTGTAGGTTCCCCATACAAATATTTCAGGGTCGTGTTCATGGGTAACCTTGCTCCAAACGAATCTATCAGCGCACTATCTACAGAGTTCCAATCAAGATTACAAAATAAACTCAGATAATTATGGCAGAATATACATTATTAGCTTTCGATTCACAGCGTGCACGAAATGGAGCATCCGTAGGCTATATGGATGCCAACAACAAAGTGCATATAGCTACAGAAATAAAGTTCTATGAAATAAGAAGGTCAGACTACTTCGGCTACATCATGTTAGACGGAAAGCAATATGAGTTTTTAGCAAATGGCTATTTTTATGTAAATGGAGATAAGCAGTTGCTAAAGATAGTAGAATCCTCTATCACAAAGACAACTGGAACGAAACTTGTCAGAGAAACTTCTTCCGATGGAACATCAAACGCTCGCCCATTCCCTAGAAATGGAATAGCAACCACATCAGAAACAGGTGGAACAGAGGAAAGTGACAAAACAGAGGAAATCTTCTCAATCGCTACCCTACAGCCTAGAGAAGAAGTAGCAGCAAGTTGCTTGCAGTCTATGCTCCAGCGGTATACGAATCCGCTCAATATAGACAACACCAAGATTAAGCAACTTGTAAGCAAGTCATTCTTGTTTGCTCAGGAGTTCATCAATCAGGCAGTTCTTTATCGTGAGAAGGAGACAACATCGGCAACCGTTGAGAGCAACAAGTACGCATCGGTTGATTCCGATTCTCTCAGCAGCGACACCGATAAACTGCTATACAACATAGCTATAGCTATGAGTAACTTGATTGCTCAGGATAAGAACCAGTATGCCGACCAGCAGAAGAACGGATTGAAGCTGGCAGCTACAGATGTTAATGTCAAGACTTTACCTGAGTCTATCAAGACGGTTGTAAGTGGTTCTGTCAGCGCATCAGTAAGCGGAAATGTTGATGCCGCTGTTACTGGTTCAGTAACAACCAAGCAGGAATCCACATCTAGTGGAACATAAACTTAGATAAATGTTTTTTTACTATATAAAAAATAAAGGGTAGCCGTCCGTGATGGATAGCTACCCTTGCTTTATCTTAGGCTAAAACGACTAGCCGCCAAATGGATGCAACCTGATTCTCGCTCTACCAGCCGAGCGGTTACTCGCATCCTTAATCTTCTTTTTCTTATCCTCAGCGAGTTCCCAGAATCTATCAGCACCATCAGGATAAACAATCATCAACCATTCATAAAGGCATTGGTTCACGATGTAGTCATGCAAGTAGACGGTCATGGTATGTACACTTGTCTTAGAAAAACCTTGCGGAATCCGCATAGCCAAGTAATAAGCATCCTCCTCATTGGTAGGCGAACCTATGCACTCTTCCCACTCGTTGGAATCAAATCCGCCACCGAGCATTTTCACCTTTGTGAAACGGAAAAGCATTTCTCTGCAATCCTCTACTGCTGAGTCTAGAATCCTTGCTAACTTGTCTCTGTTTCCTTCCTCTGATACATCAAACACATTCTTTAATTGTTCGGCATCTACACCTTTCTGCTTGGAATAAGAGTCAGCAAAAGAAAAAGCCGTATTCTTGATATCAAACACCAGTTCCTTCTTCTGAAGCTCTATCATTACCTTATACCCAACACTACAAGTTCTCATAACTCATTATTATTATTCTATTGCTGTTCTTGTTGGTCGCTCCCTACGATAGAAAGCATTATGGATATTCTGCAATGCTACAGCAGACAAATCTGCATAATCTTTTGCATCATCCTTGTTGGTTATCATATACCAATCCATCAGAGCCTTGTTGATGATGTAGTCATGAATAGCAGAACTTAGGCTGTCTCTTACTCCTAGATTGAAATTGCTAGGAACATCTAATTTAAGAGTGATGTCACTTTCTTCCAGCAACTCATTCTTTGAAGTAGCAGTAGCAACTCCATGAAATCCTTCACTCAATTCTACGAGAAGTTGACCATAAGCATTCTGAATGCTACGAAGAACCTGATTCTTGTCAGAATCATCATCACTAGCCTGCATATTGGATGCAAACTCAGCATCCTTTCCATCAGCCTTGCGTGACCGACCAGTCAAGAATGCCTTATTTCTAAAATCGTACAAGAGTTCGCTCATGTACAATGTAATCGTTAATGTCTTTGCCATATAGTTATATTTTAAAGAAATTATTGTGGTTTTACTCTACTCGGTGCAGACTTATGAAAAACCTTATCTTTAATGTCTGCAAGAAGCGCAGTAGCGTTATCTGCATACTCCTTCACCTTGTCAGGCGCAGTAATCTCACACCATTTTCCGATGATGCTGTTCACTAGAAATGATGTAGCGGAACGGATAATGGAAGGCTCCATTTTTGTATCAAATCTACTTGATAAGGTCAGCTTCCAGTTGATGTTTCCATCCTCATCATTAATCTCTTCAACAAATTGTTTCAGGAGATTCATCAATGTATCAACCGATTCATTATAGAATCGCTCAATCATTGCCAAGTCTGCATCCGTCACAAAAACTTGGTCAAATGCCGACTTTCCATCCTCCAGTTTGTTCTTTGCGCCTATGTAGGCAGTAGTCTTCGCTACCTCCTCATACACGTCACTTCTCTTGATTGTAATTATTAAGTCTGCCATTCTTTATCTTTTTATATAGTTTATAACCCAAAACGACTAGCAAGACACAGAGTGCTCCAAATGACCAGATAGCGTATTTCAACTGAAACTGCTCCCACTTGGATAACTCCTTCTCTACTGGATAGGGCACTGGGATAGAATCTCTTTTCAGAAAGGAATCCACCTTCACCTTATACACATTCTTATAGATGGTCTTCTCATGCCATCGGTCAAGAAAACAAGTATCTCCCTTCTGTCTGAGATATACGGAATCACGCACAAAAACGCTGTCAGAAGTATGCAGCGTATCGTGTTTTACTACGTCCCGACATATAACTTTTTCCATCGGGACGTATTTTGTCTTGCATCCCGACAGAAGAAAAGCTATCAGCAACATACCCAAAACGTATATCAGGAGTTGCCAGAAATCAGTATCGTACCACTTCTTCATAAGCCTACACTTTGAGTGCTACCAATGCTCTTTTCAAATACTTGCGTCTATGCTCTAAGCCGTAAGTACCACCATTAATGGTCTTGGTAATAGCAAGAAAGCTATCACTATCAGCCAGTTTATTCAAGCCGTGTTTCCACCACCACCACATAGCACTCTTGGTAGCATATCGTGGCTGCTCCAATATTTCAGGATGCTCCATTATATCGTCAGTAACTTGCTTACTATTCTGAAAAGCCTGATAGTTGGCTCTGCCAGTAATCTGAATCAAGCCTCTGCCACGATACTTATAGCCGTCACCATCCTTCAAGTTACCGAGCATGTTCTTCAACTTACCCACATCATACTTATGGAAATAGTTCTTATTTCCAAGTTCCTTGGTATATCTCAGTTCGCCACTCTCATGTGCAATCTGAGCCAAGAAGTGAGCCATTCGCTTAGGTGTGTCGATTTGGAAAGCCTCAGCATAACCATTGATGTAAGGCAGAAAAGCATCCACCTTAGCCTTTGCGTTCGGCATAATCTCTAAAATCTGTTCTCTTGTTACCATCATATTATTTACTCTCCTTTACTTGTTTCAACATATTTGCGAGTTCGTCCTTCACCTTACTCTCAAAATTACCCAACTTGGTCTTAAAATAAATGTTTACTCCGAAGATAGCCCCAGAGTAAACCAACGCTTGGCTGATGTACCAGAGCACACCATCCGAAATAATATAGTTGTTCAGAAAGAATGATAGGAAGGCAAGGACGATGCCGCTCACTACCATTCCAATGGCTGTACCATATTGCAATCCTTCACGTACGTTTGGAGTCATAACTTATCTTTTTATACTATTAACATTAATAATATGCAAAGATAAGAAATAGTTCCCAAATAGTCACTTTATCCGTTAATAGTATGCCATATTTTGCTTGTCGGATGCAAGCAATCAGGGTCTTGCAGATACTCTATAGCCATCAGAACCACCATTTCCTTCAATTCGTCTGCATCCTTGCTATATCGTTTCAGCATCAGATGATGGTCACTCCTCAACAGATTCATAGTTACCGCCAAGTCATAAATGGTATAGTCAGAAATATCATCCTGATGCTTTTCAAAGGCTTCTCTTATCTCATCATCCGAGAAGAAGGGAGCCATGTGCTTAGTTCCGTCAGCATCCTCATACCACATCTTGCAAATTGCATCATCGGCAAAGTGCTTATCAAAATGCTCTTCGCTCAACACACCATACACCATCGCACAAAGATGATGCTCCTCCACATCGCTCAACTTGCATGAGAGATACTTGCCGACTGCCTTAGCTACTGCCAACATCTGCTCAGGAGTCAACTCCTGCTGATACTTTTCTACGAAATCTACAAAATCCATAATATAAAAATTAAAAGTTTATGATGCTGCAAAGATACCAATATCTTAAACGCAGCACCATAAACTCGTAGACATTTCTGTAGCTATCTGAATATCAGACAAATACAGTTACGATTAAAACACCTCCTTTCTTTATTCGTCCTTAAATCTGATTCTCTTCTCTCCACCCCTCGTCCAGATGTCGTTTTTCTTCCGTTTCGCCACCTTTCCGATAACGTCATTCTCGTAAAGTTCGGGCTTGTCTTCCCTCCCTTGGGTCTCCGTAGCAATACCCTTGCTGGCATTGCCACTTTGGCTGGCATCAGGTTTCCCATTGCCATACCATTTCTTGTCGTTTGGTTTGTCTGCAATCATAACTATAAACTATTAACTATAAACTATAAACTAAGCCGCCAATGGTGGAGTCTGTCCGTCAGGGTTCACCCCCTGACCGCTCATCATCTGCTGCAACATCGCCTGAGCCTTCGGATTGCTCTGTGATGCCTGAGCAACTTGGGCTTGAAGCTGAGGAGAGAATCCTTGTGGAGTCTCACCATTCTGAATGGCTTGCTGGTTGGATGCAACCGATTGTAGCAACTCCTCTCCAAATGGGAAATCTCCTACTTGCAGCAACTGCTCCAGCGTGATAGCCTGATTCTGCCACAAGGTCATAAGGAACTCATTCGCCATCTGTCTGTATACAGGAGTAGCCGTACTTTCCGTGATGTTGATGTCAAACTCAACGTCTCGTATCTTCTTAGGGTCGTAGTGTACAATCTGTCCTGCCCTACCAACAATATTGAAGTTACGAGCCACGTCATAGTACTGCTGCATATTCTTAACGGTCTTGTAAGCACCATCAATGATAAACTGGCTGAAACTCTCCAAAATATCAAGCAGCGACATGGTAGCATTCTGTGTCTGCTGGGCATAAAGCGAACCGCTCGTACCCGATACTCCTTGTTTCCCTTGCAGCGCACCATTCACTCCCGATATATCCTCGAAGAACTTCAACTGATAACTGAGCAAGTCACCGATACCGATATTCGTAGAGTTGTTCGCCACTTGCTGAGGAACCTGACCACTCTTGTTTGGCTTGTATCTCACCACACCATTGAACCTACTCCACTCATCGCAGAAATCATCCCAACTCATATCGTCAGGCAAGCAATCCTCAGGGCAAAGCAGTACACCCTTGGCACTTGCACGCATGATGAAGTCGTACATCGTAATAAGTCGGTTCACGTATCTCTGCTGGTCTATCACATCTTCCACGAAGCTGTGAATCTCGCCATCAATGAATGGATAGAACTTGAAACAATATGGATGCTCACCATGAGCATAAGGGGTCTCGCCTTCTCTCAGAATATCACCGAAAGGAGAAAGATAATAGAAATGCCAGTAATCATCCATAAACCACTCGGCATCAATCAGAGGAATATCCTCTTCCAGCATGCCAGCAGCCAGACCTCTCCTGATTCGGTTTCTGTTCTCTGCATCTACAATATCAGCCTTATCCTCAATATCAATCTTGAAATCGTCACCATTGTTGTAATCATGGCATCGGTATCTCGGTTTACTCTCCTTTCGCCAAACCTCAATCACTCGGCAGAGCGAAGGATTGGCAGGATTCATAAAGTCGATAGTCTTAGGGTCGAACTCACCAAATCGCTGAGTGCAGTCAGCAATCACAAAATCTCTATTAGCTGCCAGTCTGTATATCTCCTTCAACTTACGAGCCTCAGCAGGAGAATTGGCAAACTCTCTCAGCACATTGCCGATGGTAATATCATGAACCTCACCCAAGCAACTTACATCCCAACCACGGAAATCCCTCATATTGTTGTCTATGAAGAAATTGTTCGGGTTCACGTAGTCCGTCCAGCAATCCAACCTACCTCTTCGCCATCCATATTTCTTCTTGTAGATAGCAGCACCACTAACCAGGAACTCTTCCATGGTTCGTGCATCCAGTTCCGTCTCTCGGTTCAGTTGTCGGTTACATTGCAGCACCACGCTCATGGTCTCACCATATCGCTTCTCATCCTTATCTCTAGCGTTGCATGTCGGTTCCTTACTCTGAGAGCGATAAACACCCAGCACATTCTTCACCAACCTACGGATAAGGTTATTCTTCAATGGTTCGCTACCCTGCTCACGGATATAGTCTTCCTCCCTGATACGCTTAGTAAAGCCACACTTGCTTTTAAACTCAATGGTATCACCCCACTGGTCTCCATAGCAGTATCGCTTGTTTCTCAGTCTTCGTTTTCGGAAGTTATCCATGTTGTTATAGTATCGTTGAGCCTCCAGCAAGATAGAGAAGGCACGCTCATAAGGCTTATCAAATCGGTTCTTGGATGCCTTCACGCTATCCAGTTCTTCTTTGTCAAGTACCCTACTCAACGACAGCAGTTTTGTTTCTTCTTTCTTCTTTGCCATAATTTATGATGTTGTAGGTTCAACAATATGTGCCAGTTTACGAGCCACCCCAAGCAATCCGCTTGCGGAATCAGTATCACCAAGACTGACGCAAACAAGATAGCCAGCCATATATACGATGGAATCCTTTAATGTGTCAGGCAAATCAATGTTACCTTCACTAATAGAAGGCATACCCACATAGGTAAGCGATACGGTAGCCGTATTACTCTTGCTTGTGAAAAGTTCCAAGTACCGATTACCGCTATTATGAATGAGTGCAGCGATAGGTCGCTCAGGGTTTCCCCTTACTCCGAATCGGTTACACTGAATCTTGTAGGCATCATCCTCTTCTGTGATTATCTCAGCCGAGCGATTCCAGTCACTAGCCTTCACGTTAAGGAGTCTAATCATGTCGGAAGGCAGATAGACGGTTCCCACATAAGCACCATTTGATTCAGCCCAAGCAGTATTCAATTCATTGAAAGTCTTACCATCCAGCATACTGGCAGGAGCATCCTCCAATATGATTCTTGCTGCATCTACTATCTTACTCTGAATCAACTCGCCTTGCGACAAGGTATCAGTATCGGTAGGAGTCAGCAAGTCCGAAGTTTCTTGGTTTCTGTCCAAGAGCACCTTCACTTCTTTCACCAGTTCAGATACAGCATACGTACTCATTACTCCAGTCCTTCTAGTTCAACACCCTTTTCCTTAGCAATATCCAAGATGTCTTCCTTGGTCTTCATCTTGGAACGGCTCACGCCATAGGTCTCTGCCAGATAGTCCTTGGCATCCTCAAAGTCTGTCACAACATGGGTCTTCTTTTCGTCTGCCACCTTCTTCTTAGTCTTGGCAGCAGCCTTCTTCTTGGCTTCCGCAGCTTCCTTCTTCTCATCAATGCACTCCACCAAGAAGAACTTGTCTTTGAACCAATAATGAGACTCGATAGCCTTCTGTACCTTAGGGTCTCTTGTCATATAGATACTACTACCCATCGTCTTACCCTCAAAGACAATGCGCATTCTCTCGTTACCTACCATAACGCTGAATGCCAAATCCGAACCAGCTTGATATTTCTTAAACATGATTATACCTTATTATATATATGTGTTACTAAAAAAGGGATGGGGCTAGTGCCCACACCCCTCACTATTTAATGAATAATTTGCAAATCTACTTGCTTTTAGGCAGCAGCCTTGGTTTCTTCTGTATCAGTTGCACTTTCTGTTGCAGGAACCGCAGCAAGGCGCATACGAGCGTGTGCCTTAGGGTACTTCAAGTACAGACAAGCTACCTCCTGAATAACTACTGCATCGGTGTTACGGATGCCAGCCTTCTTCAAGTCGAGCACGTTACGTGTCCAAGACAAGTGTACTCGCTTAACCAAGAACTCAGGGTCAAGGGCAAAGCCGCAGTCGCTCATATCGAAGAGGTCAAACAACTCAGAGTGAATCATCAGTACCTCACCGAAGTCAGTCTCCCAACTCTTGAACTTCAAGTTCCAAACCTCTACGGTGTCCTTCAAGCGGAACTTGTCAGAGTCAATCTTACTGAATGCACTCACGAAGTTAGAACCAGCGATAATCACCTTGCGCTTGTTGCCGATACCAGTACCTACAAACAAGTCCTTGGAAATGTCAACCAACTCCAAGTCTGCAATCACTCGCTCGTTCTTACCATATCCCTTCTTAATATCGTCAGCAGTAGCAACATGACCTACCTCAATGTCCTTACCAGCCATCCACCAGATACCCTTTGTAAACCACTGAGCAGAGTTGTTCTTGGTAGTATGCTTGATACAAGCCATATCACCGAAGAGATAAGTACCTTCCATAGCAAGGCGCATATCGTAGATGCTATCCTCCTCAATGTCTGAGAAGTCCCAATCTACTCTCTTAGCAGCAATCTTGTTGAAGGTACTCTCCTCAACCTGAATCATGAAGTTCTGACAATACTGAGTATCAGAATCAGGAAGATTGTTGAAACGACCCGTCTGTACGTCCAACTCACCGCAACTCTTCGCCATGCGGATAAGTTTCTGACCCTTCTGCAAGGCTGGAATGCCAATAGGCTGTTTCTTAACCAAATTACCATTTACGGCATACACAATAGGATAACCCTCATTATCCTTACCGCACACACAAAGTTCCAAATCAGGAGTAGGTTCATCGGTAAGGTCTGCATAAGCCTGATTCTTGTAGTTGGTAATCGCCTTAACACCTACCACTCGGATGGTATCATCCAGCGTAAACATTTCAGGGTCTTCTACCTTCAATACCATAGATGTACCAGTACTCTCCACGGTTGTCTCCTTCACGGTTGTCTTGATAGGACGTGTACCGATACTCCAGTATTCTACAATAAACGAATCAGCAGACTTGGTTGTTGCATAGCGTGAAATCTGGTCAACTGGAGTAGCCATCGGACGAATCTTGGTAATCTTGTCGTTGATGTCGTTCTCATAGAACTCCGTGCCATTCTCGTTATAATGCTCACGACCCTTAGTTTCGGTGGCAATACCATCATCCTGACGGGCAGCACCACCATTGCCAGCATCATCGGCAGCAGTAGCACCACCAGCCTCAGCAGCATGACCACTCTCGGTAGTACCACCATCAGGCAAAGCCGCCTCAGCCATGATAACATTACCATTCACTCCAAAAATAACTGCCATTACCATAATAAAGATGGAAAATAGCCGATTAAATGTACTTTTCTTCATTGTTATTCTGAATATTAATTAAACATTATATATTATCTTTTTACCTTATCGAATGCGTGTTCTCTTCTCGTTTCCACGCTCCCAGATGTTACCCCTACGTGATGCCCTACCAAGCGCACCAAGGTTTGGCAGGTTATCCGTCTGCTTGGTCTCTGCATTGGCAGAATCAAGGTCGGCAGTACCATCGCCCTTCTTTCTCAGTTCAAGGTTCTTGACGTGCTTGCTGTTCTTACCACGAACCTCACCTTCATGTGCCGCATCAGCCACATCGGTATCATGGTTCTTAGCCTTGATGAAAGCAGTAATCATATCCTCAGTAAACTTACCAGTCACCACATTGCGCATAGTCTGAAAGCACTGGTCGATAGCTTCGTTTACCGCTTCCTCACCATACTTCTCCTCCAACTTGTCGAATACTTCATAGCTGGCTGGCATGTTCTTGTCATACTCCTCCTGCAATTTCTTGCCGTTGGCAGCATTCTGCAAGAACTCCGACTGAGCCGATGCAATCTCATCCGCATTGTCAGGGTCAGAGTAGTAGTCAATGGCATCCTCGCCATGTGTACGAATCAACTCAGCGTAAGGACTCCTACCTGCCTTCATTGCTTGTAGGAAGGTAGCTGCCTCAGGGTCACTGCCCAACCAGTCACCCATCGCCTTCTCATTATCCTTATAACCCTGCAAAGCCTTCTGGTCGGCATCATAATCATCATTGATTGCGCCATACATAGCTTCATCATCCGCATACTCCGTGTCTGGGTGTCGGGTCTTCAAACGCTCCAAAGCCAAGTCTCTCTTGGTCTTCGTTTCCTGCTGCTTGGCAGCACCAACATTCTGTTCAATATTTGTATTATCTGGCATATATATATGTATTAATTTATAAATCAATGCCCAAAATTAATGCTTTTTCGGCTAATTTCTACTTTATCCGTTAATTATCGTTATTCTAATACGACTAATTCGATTATTTTTTGTATATTTGCAGCGTCAGATATGAAATATAAGGATTCACGGTGTGATTTTAAAGAAGAACGTGATGCTGATATATTGAGGGCTTATCGTGAGATACTTACGACAGGAGACAATATAACACTCTCAGAGATTGAGGAAAAGCTATCCCAGTCTCCGAGCTGTAGATTTTGGGTTTCGGAAGAACGTGCTTATATAGTCATATTAGACTTATTGTTGGGAAAATCCATTGATTATATGATACCAACCCGAAGGGCAATGTATCAGGAGATTTTCAGAAGATTCAAGAATTATAGAAAGCAATATCCACACTTATCCAAGATGGATATTATCAAACGTGTATGCTACGAGCCAGCACCCAGCTTCTATCTTACTCCACAAACCATGCACGTCATACTTTATAGGGTGAGAAAGGAGGAGAAGAAAAGATGCTACGAGGAGCGAAAGAGAAGATTGCGCTTTATGCAGTGTACATTATAATAATGTGTATCACTCTTATGGGCTATGATGGCATGGGTTTGTCAGATGGCTGCACTCTTTGGCAGCGCATCAGTTATCCGTTCTTTCATCAGAACGTCTTCCATGCCGCCATCAACTTATATGTTTTCCATCAGTGTTATCGAGCCACACCTTGTGGCATCGGTCACATGGTCGCATTCTATCTCATCGCTATCAGCTATCCTTACCAATCCTCCGTACCAATCATTGGTCTCAGCGGTTTTATCTATGCCTACATGGGCTTTATTGCCCCTTACGTTAATAATAAGATAAGGTACAATACAATTATCTTAATCTATATCAGTATCGGAATCTTCATTCCCTGCATGGCAGTTGGAGTCCACATCTACTGCTATGTACTTGGTCTGTTGTGGGGTTATCTAAACGCACCGCTATGCCAAGACAAGTAACCGCCACCAAGCCGCCAGTAACCGATGCACTAGCCAAGCACTATAAATCCATCCTTCAGGAGAACGAGAAACGCATCAAGGAAATCAACACGCCCTTCAATCCCGTCAAGGGTGAAGGTTGTGGAGATAAGCGGTTCCAGCTCTTCCTGCCCGATTACCCGATTCAGAAACAGAACCTTCCTATATCAATGAAGAAGATTCCGCTCGTGAAGATGCTCATTGAATTGGGTAGCTGCAAGGCAGTAATCGAGGAACTGCACAAAGATATAGACGAGCCGTACAACGAGGAGGAGGAAATGGAACAACTGGTGGAGCAGTTTACTCGCATCAGAATGAAACATGACCCATTCTTTTTCTTTGCCGTATTCATTTATATCAAGCCGAAAGGTGGAGGTCTCCCCTTCCGCTTTGTGCTCAGAAGACCGCAGCGTAGATTGCTCAGGTGGCTGGAGGAGCGTAGAAAGAAGAATCGCCCTATCCGTCTCATCCTGCTGAAAGCCCGACAATGGGGAGGTTCAACGGTTATTCAGATGTACTTCCTTTGGCTGCAACTCATGTGGCAGAAGGGACTCAATTCGCTCATCGTGGCTCAGGTCAAGGACACCGCAGAAACCATCCGAGGAATGTTTGATGAAGCGTTGAAGGAATTTCCAACCAAGTTCCTGCACGAAATGGGAGAAGCATATACCGAGAACGAGCCTAAGTTTGTAGGATTCGGAACATCAGGTAACGTAAAGAAGGTTCCTCAGCGATTCTGTAAAATCAAGGTGGGTTCTATGCAGAAACCTACTTCTGCCAATGGTGAAGACTACAACCTTATCCATTGTTCTGAGGTGGGATTGTGGGAGAAGACAGAAGGCAAGTCTCCTGAGGAGGTTGTACAGAATGCAACCAATGGTGTGCTCTACAGACCATACACCATGATTGTATATGAATCAACCGCCAATGGTACTGGTAATTTCTTTCATCAGGAGTGGCTGGCAGCAGAAGCAGGAGAATCGGTATTTGAGCCGTTCTTTGTTCCTTGGTTCGAGATTTACGACCTATACCATCTTGACTTCGAGAGTAAGAAACAGAAAGAGGAGTTCGCAAAATGGTTATACGATAACCGAAACAACACCAACACGATGTCTAATCGTGAGGAGCCAGTTACCTATCTTTGGAAGTTGTGGCAGATGGGAGCACCTTTGGAAGCTCTCAACTGGTATATCATGGAGCGCAAGAAGTTCACTGACCATGGCGATATGGCTAGCGGATTCCCTTCTGACCCAGTAGAGGCCTTTAAGCACTCAGGAGCCAAGGTATTTGCAGAAGAGAAGGTTGACCAGTTCAAGAAAGGTTGCCGAGCACCTAAGTTCATCGGTGATGTGTATGGAGACGGATATAAGGGCAAGAAGTGCCTACAGAATGTTCGATTCACAGAAGACAAGACAGGGCAGTTGTGGATATGGAGCAAGCCAGAGTACTTTGACGATTGCAAGGTCACAAACCGCTATCTAGTTGTCGTGGATATTGGCGGTAGAGGTAGTAAGGCAGACTGGTCTGTTATCTGTGTCTTCGACCGATATTGGATGATGGAAGGTGGTAAGCCATACGTGGTAGCCCAATGGTACGGACACATAGATATGGACTTGCTGGCATGGAAGGCAGCACAGATAGCCAAGTACTACGACAATGCCCTATTAGTGATTGAATCCAACACCTTGGAGACGAAAGACAAGGAGCACATCTTGGAAGGTGGTGACCAGTCTGAGTTCATCCTGAATCAAATAAAGGATGAGTACGATAATCTCTATGCACGCAAACAGAGCGAAGCAGACATCAAGGAAGGTCTTCCACGCAAGTACGGATTCCATACCAATGTGGCAACCAAGCCAATGGTTATCTCTGTTTTGGTTCAGGTAGTCAGAGAGCATCTATACGTTGAGCGTGACCAACGATGCCTGAATGAGTTCCTGACCTACGAGCGTAAGAAGAATGGAGCATACGGAGCCATTGACGGAAAGCACGATGATTTGCTCATGACCAGAGCAATCGGACTCCACATCTGTTTCAATGAAATGGAAATGCCTAAGATGATACAGAATCAGGCAAGAGTAATGAGAAGAAAGGTTTCTGTTTCGGCAGCAACCATCATATAGTTTCAAATTAAATAATTACGATTATGAAAGTAACAAAGATTTTCAAGCGCATCAAGTGCGAAATCATGTATCGCCAAGCTACGGCTAAGGCTGACCTCGCAGCAAAGAAGAACCACGGTGACATCTTCTATGTCCTTCCTACGCAGAAAGGCAACTTGATGATTATGAACCGCTTCTATTTTGAGGCGTTCAAGAAGACAAAGTTGGTAGATAAAGACATGAAGGCTAGAGACCTCTTCCGTGATTGTGTCTATCATACCAACTGCAAGAGCAAGAAGGGAAAACTCAGCAGAAAGCGCAAATTCCTACGCTGGAAAGGCTTAATCTAAAGTTTTTCAGTTCAAGTGTTAACGGATAAAGGATAGGTAGAGAAAATTCTGCCTATCTTTGCGCTATATTATTAATAATGTGTATCAAATATGATTTATAAAATAGTACAAGGCAACGCTTTCAATCTCCATATCTTGGTAAGGAAGATGGATATGTCTAAGGAGTTCAATCGGCTGGTTGACTTCGATATGACTCAGGCATCTGACATCAAGGTGGAACTGCAATGCTGTTTCGATGATTCCATCATCGTGCCAACGTCCATCGGTGGTATCGAGCATAATGTGCTTGTATGCAATATCCCAGCCACCCTAGGAGTAGGCAACTACAATGTAGCCGTTTCATGGACTTATGAGGGTTATGCGATGAAGAGTGTTGAGCGAAACATCTTGCAGATTATTGAGACCAACAAAAGGGTGAAGGTTCCTTGTGGAGTCTTTCAGGGCGAGACGGTTGGCATGTTCGACCTTCGCTACTACATGGTCACAAAGAATCAGTCTGATTGCACCTTCGTTTATTCTCTTGACGATATTACACTCTCCAACACTCCAGCTACATTGAAGTTGGGTGAGAAGTTCGAGACAACGCTTACTCCAGCCGAAGGTTTCAATATCGGAATGGTTAAGGTAGTCATGGATGGTGTTGACGTCACAAGAGACGTTTACAAGGACGGAAAGATTGAGATTCCAGCCGTGTCAGGTTACGTCAGCATTATGGCTAACGGTGACGATAACATCTACTATTGTGGAGCCACCGCTGCAAAGAACATGTGCCAGTTCAACATTGAAGACATTGAAAAGGTTGAAGGAGATATTGTAGATAAGTCTATCAATATCACAACGACAAAGGAAAAGCCATACATCTGGTTCGCCAGCCGTGTTCCAGTAGAGTTCTATCTGTCAGGACTCACCGCATCCCTCTACTCCACCAAGGTAGGCGATATTTACTATTACTGGACTGATGAGTTGAAAGCAGGAGAATATACGTATAACGCTAAATTAAAATAATATGGCAAAAGAAGTAACATACAACAACACGCTCGTAAGCGGAACTGCCGATGAGACCTTGACATATACCAGATATATCAAGGATGAAAGTTCGGGTAAATCCGTCAAAGAGTCTCTTGACGAGAAGGTCAATAAGTCTGACCAACTCGGTACTACGCAAATTGCCGACAATGCTATCACCAATGAGAAATTGGCAGAACACTCTGTAGATAATTCCAAACTATCTCAGGATTCCGTTTCCTACGACAAAATCCTGAATGGTGCTGTTATAACTGAAAAGATTCAGGATGGAGCCGTAACTACAGAGAAGGTTGAAGAGAAGGCTGTAACCAATCCGAAGCTGGGTGACCAGTCTGTAGATGGTAGAGTTGTTCGTGATGCATCCTTGGAATCCAAGCATTTCGCCAACGAATCTGTAACTACAGAAAAGGTAGCAAGGAAGTCTATCACGAACGATAAGATTGCTGACGGAACGTTGAAAAAGGAAAAACTAGACCCTGAGCTTCGTAAGGCGATAGAATCTGCAACTGGTCTTCCTGATGAACTTGTAGAAATGATTCAGGACGTTGATGAGAATCTAGCCAAGCTGAATGATACGGTATATCCAATCATCTTAGGCTTCACCATCACCCCGAATGTAGGTACGATGCAGACAGAGGTTCGCTATTCTGTTTCAAGCGACAACAAGCCCCTTGTACCTGATACTTCCATCATCAGTAAGCAGATTAACGACAATGCCGCAAAGAATATCTCAACCACTCCATCATCAGGTGGAACCCTATCCACCCCAATCGAAGGAGCAAGAGAAATCTTCAAGTTTGCAGTAACCAAGAAAGGCAGAACTGGCAAGAGTACATCACAGACTTGCTATCTCTGCTACTTTGGAGGGAACCCAGCATCCACCATGACCGCAGAAATCCTCAATACGCTCAACAAGGTATCAGCTACAGGAGTATCATTCAACCCAAAAGTAACTACCAAGGATAATGATTACATCTGGCTAGTAGTACCTAGCTATCTCTCAATCAGCCGTGTAACCAGTGCAGGATTTGACGTAACCCTTGCTGCTTCTCAGACTATCACAAATAATCTAGGCAGTTTCAAGGCATACAGAACTGCCAATCCTCTCACCGCAGCTACATGGAATTTAGTAATATCATAAACGTATAAAGATTATATAATATGAGTATAAATTTAACAGACGAGCTTCTAGCCAAGACCAAGAAGGGTAAGATTGCCTCTGCCAAGCAAGTGTTTCTTGAAGGAGACAAAGAGAACTTGCAGCAGATAGGAGACAAAACCCATCAGTTGGAGGATGCTATCAAAGACATCACCGTCTCAGGTGGAGCATCAACTGCAAATGCTGTCTCTTATAACAACGAGACTAGTGGCATGACTGCAATCACTGCCCAAGGAGCCATTGATGAACTTGCAGCTAAGAACAAAGCGCAGGATACCACTATTGGTACTAAAGCTGAGAAGTCAGAGGTAGCTACTGAACTTGATAAGAAATTCGACAAGGAAAATATTGCCCAAGAGTTCGGTGAATCAAAAGATAAGGTAGTTTCTCAGTTTGCTCTTCCTTTCCGAGAAATAGAGTCTCCAGAGTTCATCAAGACAATAGTAGATGCAGAAGACCACTTCCTTTTTGGTATTCAGCTTGATGGTTCTATTGAATGGGGCAAAGGTATTCCTGCACCAATAAAAGCAAAGTTGCAGGAAATTGTCAACCAGTGTCAGCAGGATAAGACAGATGTTCTTGAAGCTATTAATGCTGTCAAGGAAGAATTATCTGCAAACATCACAGCGTTGCAGGAAGGTAAGGTGGACAAAGAGGAAGGTAAGTCTCTCATCGAAGATGAAGTAAAGGAGTGCTTTAGGGTAATCGAGAATGAAGAGTTTATCAAGGCTGTTGTTGACTCAGATGATAGGGTTCTCTATGGTATCTACAGAGATACAGGCAAGCCCTACTTGCCTCAGAATGACATGTACCACATTTCTCAAAGTGAGGAGTTTCTTTGGGTTATTCTTGATGCAGCTAATCATCCTTTACTTGGTATTCTGCAAGATGGTACTTGTTGGGCAGCTAAGGCTCAGTGGCTTGATGATATTAAGGCTATCAAGGAAGCTCTTTCAAGTATTGATGAAATCCTTAAAACCTTCCAGCTAAAGGAAGATGGTAAGGGCTTGATAAATCTTGATGTTGCTAACAGCTTCTTCTATATCTCTAATGATGAATACATCATTGCAGTGGTAGATGCAGAAGACAGAGTTCTTGCAGGAATTAAGTATGATGCACAACCATACTTTCCTAACCATGAAATGTACTCTGTAATAACCAATGAGGAATGGCTTTATGCTATCATTGATGCAGAAGACAAGGTTCTTGGCGGCTTCAGTGCAGATGATGGTCACATGATTGTTGGTGGTATTGATATTAGTACCTTTATTGCTAATGCTATTGTTGATGTAGCAGACATCAAAGAGCGTACTACTCATCTTTCTACAATAAACAATAATGAATATCTAGCAGTAGAAACTGATTCAGAGGGTAAGGTAATTGGGTATATTACTCCTGATGGTAGCCATTATCTCTATAAGGTAAAGTCAGAGACCATCCCAGAAGAGTTTGAGCATATTGAAGACCCAGAGGGAAGGACTGAGATTACAACTGATGCAGATGGTAAAACAATGTCATATCGTGATGCAAATGGAGTCAAAAATGAACTGGCTGGTTTTAACTCTTCACAGTACTATCAAAATAACGTAAAGAAAGAATGGATAGAAGAGAAAAATGTCCTTCCTATCGTAAAAAAATCTAATGGAGATATACCTTTGAATATCATGGGTGGAATAACAGACCATAATACAATCAATTTGCTTGTTCCTTCCGAAATACAGAAAACATTCAGTGATGGAGTAAATAGCTTCTCTCCACCTAATGCAGGCTATGAACTCTCAAACAGAATTGAATGTAAGGCAGGAGACTGGTTTTCTCGTACTGGTACAGCAACAGGTATGATTATTGTCACAGATGCTAATGATAAAAATGGAAAGAGATTATTCAATTCTGATGGTTCAACTCTAGGCAGCACCTTTCAGATTCCAGATAATCTTACAGATGTCAAATACATACGTATGGCTGTTGATGCAGAAGCTGCCAAGGCAGGTAATGTTGCTATATGTAAAGGTAAGAATGCTTTTGAAGGTGAACAGAAGGGAGACTTCTTGACAATAGATAAGTTAAGGGTGACTTCATCTAATATGCCAAAGGATTTGAAATTCATTAAAACATCAAATGGAGATTACTATGAACTGTATATTGATGAATCTGATTTCTCGGTCAAGGCTAGGAAAATAGACCCATCCGTGATTACGGAATTACCTGATGATTTCCCAGTGTTTAATTGCAGTGGAGATTTCACTACGTATTTCAATTCATGGGTAGCAATGGTTGATAACAAATATTTGGTAGAGAGAAACCAGAATGGAGTTACAAATTATCTGAAATTAGGAGCAAATGCGTATGGCTATGCTGAGTTCAGAAAAGAAACAACCTCTGGTGGAATACATCGTTATGTGGCAATGTTCCCATACGGCTCTTACGCCGGCTTAAAGGGAGAAAAGGGATTAACCATTTACGATAAAGACTTTAATGTGATAGATACAAACATAAAGGTTAATAATACTCCCGACGCTCATGATTTTATATATTTTGATGATAATCACTTAATCGTTTGTAGCTACATCAATAGAACAAATATTACTATAAATCATAGTAGTGGGTCTTTTACAAGTCCTACATACAGAATTTGTATTCAGGAAATAAAAAAGATAAATGGCACATGGAAAGAGATTGCATCATTCGATACTAATGATTATCCTCTCCTTCTCACTGATGGAATATATACAAAAAGTCCACTTATAATGCTGCATTGGAATACAATCCAACTGGATTATGATGGTAATCTTATTGTCAATATGCGAGACATGAACTGCTTTTGGAAAATTAAGAGAACGGTTGATTCTGAAGGCAATGTTGTAATAGGCTCCAAAACAAAAGATTATAACGAGGCAGTTATTGGACGAGTTGGAGGTACATATAATTCTGCTTATATAGATTCAAAGCGAGTACTTGAAGAAGGATTTAGGTTTATTGATGTACCTTCATCATTAACTGATATTTCTTCTGATGAGATACCTTTGTGGAAATTCTATCATGAGCACGATGTTACATATTGGGGAAAGAAGGAGATTGAGGGTAAGGAATACCCAACCTACACTCTTTTTGACAATAATATGTGGACAGGAGAAACTCCTACTGCTAATTATTATGATAAAAATCCAAGGAATAACTACGAGAACAATCCTAAGGGTAATAATGATCTATGTTTTATTAATAGTAAATCTGATGGTGGTACTTACGATGAAAGAATGGTTTCTCGCGTTGTTCAGCTAAGTATAGACTGGGATAATCATCTTATCAAGGACTATAAAGTATATGAGATTCCTAAGAAATATTCTTATACTCGAAGCTCTGTGCAGATGTTTGACGAAGGAGTTCTTTTTATTTCTTGGGCTGACCAAAACTTCTGTGGGGTATTTGACTTCAATGACCAGCAAACTGTTGTTGATGGCAAACTTTACAAGAATGGAAAGATGCTATTCTCGTCACGGAAAGCATCTTATAGAGTGCATGGATATAAATAATAATATTAATTAAAATATAACAATTATGAATAAATGTTTGATTACCAAACTTAATGGTTCTTGCAATAACGCAAGCTTATTGAGAATCGGAGAAATGCGAGTACATTTTGCAAAATCAGAGTCTCCAACTGCTTCTACACAAGGCAAGACAATAACTTTTACTAAAGATGCAGAATTGGAAATTATAGGTGATGCTTATTTTACAGATAAAACTTTATCTGAAAACAAAGGCAAGAAGATTACTATTCCAGCAGAAAGTACTCAGGGGTTCTTTGTTTCTAATGCGGACTGCGATATAGCTATCTTGGACAAGTATTCTTTATTAAGAATATGCAATTGGGCATATGCTGTACCTTCATACGGCAAGAATGTTTCATTCAGTTTAGATGATTTAAAGTATTCCACAAAATTGAAAGAGTTAAACTATTCAAGTTCACAAGTTAGTGGTGATATTGCTAGTTTGAAGAATCTTACTGCATTGACAACTATAAATTTGGCTAGTTCACAAGTTAGTGGTGATATTGCTAGTTTGAAGAATCTTACTGCATTGACAACTATAAATTTGGCTAGTTCACAAGTTAGTGGTGATATTGCTAGTTTGAAGAATCTTACTGCATTGACAACTATAGACTTATTTGGACTCTCTATTACAGGTGATATTGCACAATTAGAGTCTTGTCCTAATATTGGCTATCTTAGAGCTTCAAACAATATAACAGGTGATTTGGCTAAAGTGCCAGCTAAATGTCATTTTTTATCTTTGAAGGGTGATAATACTACTCAATACACATGGACATCCCGTCCTTCAACATCAAACATTTTTGGAGTTGAAGGTCATGTCCGAGTTACAAACATAGACAAGATGCTACAAGATTTAGCACAGTGTCAAGCTGCCATTCCTACCAGTGGAGAGAGTTGGTATAAAACCCTCTCTTTAATTGGTACTCGAACATCAGCATCAGATGCAGCAGTACAGACTCTACAGACTAAGGGCTATACTGTAATTGTCACTCCTGCATAAGGATTCAAGTTTAACATTAAAGTAAAGAAAGGAAACAAGATATGAATAAGTTAACAAAGAAGTATAAGGTAGTACATGAGGGAACCAAGATGGTGTTCACTCTCACAGAGGAAGGTGACAATGCTGAGGTATTCCCAGCAGTAAATACCACCGCAGTAGAGTTTGACACATACTCAGAAGCCAAGGCTTACGTAGATGAGCACAACTTGGTGTATGAGGAGCCAAAGTATGGTGAGTAAGCCATATAGATAAAGAAGAAGGGTGAGTCTTTCGATTCACCCTTTTCTTATGCAGCAAGCTTAACACATAAGTTCAAAGAACTTCTCGCACAAACTCCCCATCATATAACATGGCTCCTCACTCAGCATGTCAATTCCATCCAGCTCACAGATATGCGCTACTACATGAAGAAGCTCATGACCTATCGTGTTGATGATACTGCTATCAGATTCACATTTTCCAATGGCAAGAACACTCCTTCTTTCTGCTAGGTTGGAGTAGGTAAGACCCCTATCTGCACTCTCCTTGCATAGATGTTCGTAAGCTTCCGATAACGGATTGCCGCTGCATCCTATATCAGAAAGAGCATGGCATATCTCATCGGCATCAGATGGCTGATAACCTATGAAACATACTATGCTCCATTCGTATTTTGGAAGCTGTATTACTCTTCTCATCATAACACATCTTCCCAAGGGATAGGCACTCCGTTATGGCAGCAGTCGGCATAGAATCGGTTGAAGATGAAACCATCCTTCTGGTCGGTATCATCCACCATATCCTTGATGAACTGGGCTAGCTGTTCCTCATCCTTGATGGAAGACTTGTAAAAGTCTGCCCTAGCCATATTCGCCACATATACATGGTCATATCCCACCTTATTCTTCACCTCTATTCCCTGACCAAGCAGAAGAGAATCCACCTTCTCCTTATCCCAGAACGAGATACCAACATCACGCTTGGTGGAAGGGTCATACTTGTACATCTGCTTAACTGCCCACTCGCACATCTTCTTGCTGAAATGATAGCCATTGTATCTCAGGTAAGAAATCATCCCTTCGGGCTTCATGTCATACATATCCAATGGCATTCTGCATTTTCCCATATTACTGAATATTTAAGGGAGTCTGGTCACGACATTTATGCCGCTACCAAAACTCCCAAGTTAAACACTAGCGACCGCCACCATTGTAGCCGCCACCACCTCTTTCACCATAGCGGTTAGGATAGTTCCAATCATCGTTCACGTTGTTGAATCTACGTCTGTTCTCACGCTCTTCACGTTCCTCACGCTCTCTTCGCCAATCGTCACGATAATCAGGCATACGCTCGCCCATACGCTCCTGCTTCATCTTTTTCAGACAAGACATAGCCTTGCTGCCAAAGCCAAGCATGGACTCGATGTTGTCATACAAATCATCGAACTTATCTTCTGTAATCTCAATCATTACCATAATCATAAGATATTAAGTGAATAGATAGGTAGGAGATTACTTGTTCATGGTCTGCTGGAGCCATCCCATCATCTTGTCAATTTTGCCCTCAATACCTGAAACCTTACCTTCCAGTTTATTGATTTTCTCGGTCTGTTCCTTCTCCTTGGCTATCTGGGGGTTGAGTTGCTGTAGCATTCCCTCACAAGATTCTACTACCCTCTTGTTGTAATCTACGCTCTCCAGTATCGCCTTGGATTGTCTCAGCATGGCATCCACCTCTGCACTCATGGCATCCTTGTTGTCGCTCACCACAAGATTTTTGTCGTTGGCTATCTGTCCGTTGGCAGGCAGTTGCTTGAAATCCACTTCCTCATCACCCAGCTTCACCCTTACGTCCACGACGGTCTCCATAGGTTGAGGAGTGAAACCATTGTTGAAGGTAGGGTATTTCGTCTGAGGATTGCTTACTGAAACCACCTGACCGATTCGCAAGTTCGGGTTCTCGCCCTTGTCGAGGACATAGAATAAAGAATTTGTTCTTAAACCTTGAAACATAATGTAATCTCCTATTATCTATTCTGTTTGTTAAACAATACCCGTCATAAGTTGAAGGGTGTTAGTGTCTCTCTCAAACCAAAACTGATAAACTCCAGTTCCTGCAATGTCGGCTACCGTCAAAGGATTGCCGTTGAACTTTGTAACAGCTTGTGTCGCTCCGTTGGTCTCGAAAAGGATAGGCAGCGTTCCAGTCGTTCCAGTCGGAATAGCCTGCATCAGGTTTACGATAATCGTACCCCGATAGTTGGCATTCACGAAAGCGTGGTTTTTAAAGGTGAACACCACATCGTCAGTATTCACCTTCACGCCAGTAGAAGCGATAGCCGCCGAACCGTTACGATTCACCCAAGTAAATGGTCTTAACCATAACATAGCAGCCTCCTTTCTTTAACCCCAGAATCCTGCACCGTTGGCAGCATTCAAACCATACAAACCAGCCTGATAAGCCACGCAGTTAGGAACCGCAGTGAATGGGCTGTAAGGAGTTGTCACAGTCTCAGGAAGCTTACACTTGATGCCAGCCACCTCGTTCTGCAATCCTGCCAATACCGCATTGATAGGAGCCACCGCCTGACCCACAATCTGAGAAGTCATAGCAGAAGACTTGAAGGTACTGTTCTCCTCACGCAGCGCATCAATCTTGTTCTGCATCTCCCTAAACTCAGCTTGCTTCTGACCGTCAACGATGGTCTGAGTGCTATCCTTGATAGCGTTGTGCAAGTCACAAGTCTGTCTCTGAGTCTCGTAAGCCACGTTAGAGAAGCCACGCTCCTGACCAGTAGCTACATTGTTGATGGCATTCTGCAAAGTACCAGTCTGCTGGCAGATAGCCAGACGGTTCTCGCAGCAGCAGTTTGCAATCTGCTGAGCAATCTGCATATTACCCTGCTGCAAAGCGTTGATAGTCTGCATACCGCTCATACCAACCTGATTACCTACACTCTGAACCTGAGAAGTCAAAGCAGAAATGGCATTCTGAATCTGACCTTCTGTGCAGTTCAACTGAGTGGCAAGGTTACTGAGCGCATTGCGGTTGCCACCGATGGCATCCATCAGGAGACCACGACCATAGTCATTGTTAATCTCGTTAGCAAGACCGCCACGACCATTATTGCCGAAGCCACCCCATCCATTGCCGCCCCAACCCATGAGGAAGAAGAGGAAGATAACCCACATAAACCATCCACCTTCACCACCGAAACCATTGTTTCCCTTCATGGCAAGAAGGACATTTGGGTCAACACCCTGCTTCTGGAGCAGAGGCGCAAGAAGACCTAGCATCCCATTGTTAGATGTCGAGCCTTCATTTCCGAATACATACGTTTTACTTTCCATATTATCCTGAATCTTTCGTTAAACATTAAATTATGAAACTCACTTCGTAACGTTACGAGCGCAAAGATACAAATAATATGGATATAGATTGATAAACTCGTAAAAGATAGTATAAGCATTTGATGAGCAAAGATTTATGGTTACGGAAAAGGTCGTAAATATACAGGAGGGGCGATTGGGTCTCTCCTATATATATAATGTGTAGCGATTGCTAAAGATGGATGCCGTACTTTCGTGATAGCTTGTGGAAGAAAGCCTTCTTGTTGGCGAAGTATCTGATTAGCGACTTATTCCACTTCTTTTCATGCCCGAACTGGTCATGGATGCCTTCGGGTATCTTGCCATCGTGAACATACTTTTCAAAGGATGAGATAGACTTGCCCATTTCGTGAGCACACCAACCCTTGTTGGCTTGTGTATCATTCATCATGGCAGTAAGAAGTGCCACCAGTTCCATATCTCCTTCCGACAGACCGCAAGGGATAGGTTTGCCTTCCGCTTGGGCTACTGCTGATTCGTGAGCCTTATCTGCGAGAGCACGAAGTCCAGCTTCGATGATGCTGTAATTTACTAATTGCGACATAAGCATATATAATTAAAATGAGTGTAATCAGGAACATATCACAATAGTACATCTCGTTTGTGATAACGATGGAACCATACATAATGTGTATTACGTTGACTCCTGCTGTATATAAGAGCGGTATTCTCCACTCCACGCACAATCTGTGAAGTACCTGACCTTTCCAAAGAGAAATCGGGTAAAGAATGTAAGTGATGAAGTAGAAGAACCAGATAGGTTCCTCATTCTCTTCGTACCATAGTGTTATCTCCATTTTGTTGTCATAGAACTGAGATATACCATACCATCTAAAAAGCATGACCAATATAGGGGCATACTTGAAATAGAGTAAATCCGTCTTAATCTTGCTGCGTTCAGGGAGAAGTTTTGTAATCTCTCCAATTAACTTCTTGACTCGTAGGTCTTCGTCTTCATATTGTTTCATAAGCCTTCATTTTTTAAGTTTATAATGATTTGATATTCTTTTGCTGATGTAATCACCTGAGATTCAGATATTCTTAGATGATGCAAATATAAAAAGAAATAATTGGAACATAACAATTTAGGATATTTTTAATAGTTAAAATTCACAAATACTTACAGATTGATAAATTACTACAAGAAATAGAGGCAAAAAGTTTCAGATTGAAAGCAATTATCCCCCGAAAGCCTAGCACTTTCAGGGGATAGTCATATATGTATTACTTCTCAGTCTTCGCCTTCTGGTTAGCCACAACTACCTTGTTAGCATTTTCCAGCACGGCAAGAATCTTCTTTCTCAGTTCACGAATCTGTTTCATGTCCTCAGCGTTGTAGGCATCCTTGCCATCATCCAAGAAACCTTTCTTCAACTCGGAAATCTCCTGCTTATCAAGGGAAATCTCGTCAATGGCATCAATGGCAGCCTTGTTGGTGTTGTAGTAGCCATCGCTCTCATTTGGGGCATTATCTACAATAGCATCATATCTAGTCTTGAATGAGTTTAACTTTTCAAAGAGTTGTTTCAGCTTCATATCCTCAAACTCATCCATAGGGGTAGCATGATTATTATAGATGTCCTCAGCATTAAGTTGGTGTGGTCTGTACTCATCACCGCTCTCCTCCGCACGTTCCTTCTTTCTTGCCTCATTGTAATCTTTTACATCTTTCTCATACAACTTGTAAGTCTTGTATTCCTCAGAGCCATAGAAACGTTCAAGCAGGGAATAATCGCCATCAATCTTAGCTTGTTTCTTCAACTTGCTAATTGTGTTGGAAGCACGGTCGTAGTATTCCTTCTTATCCCAGAACTCATCTCCCTGCTTTTTGCTGACTGGTCTATCATCAGGGTTGCTGACAAACTTGCTTACCAATGGAATATCAGCAACCTTGATTTCCTTCCGGTCATTTAGCGACTTGGTAAGCAAACCGAGTACCTGGCTGCCCATGGTGTAAGCACCACCGAGATAAGAAGACAAAACATGGTCAACCACGGCAGGGTTATTCAGGTTGTATCTTGGGTTACCCAAAGCATCCCATTTGTTCTGCTGCACATCAGGATAGTCGTTTCCGATTGAGTTAACCATCCTAGATGCACGTACCAACCAATCAGGAGTGCCCACGTATGCCTTGGTAAAGTTAGGGTCATACTTGTTATACTCTGTGTCCTTGAATAATGGCTTGCCAGTGAAGTCAACATTAAAAGCCAACTCAAAAACTGGGCGAATAGCATTCGGCATCAGACTGACTGCAATATTTCCGTCATATCCAGTAGGGTCGAGCGGAAGCATATCCACCACCTGACCGAGCAAGTCTTCTGCATACTGGCTCCAACTCTCCTCAGCCAACTCGCCACCCATCATCTTGGATGCAATCATATCTCCCAAGCCGTAGAAAGCACGGAACTCCTGAGCAAGCGGAATCTTCACATACTCATGAGTAAACGGAACCCACATAATCAGGTTGTTTCGTCTATCCCACTTTGTGAACTGCCAATACTTATCCTTATCATCATCACCTCCCAACAGACTCATCAAGGCAGCGTTAACGATAGGAACCAGCACGCCACTCGCCAACCATGATGCAGTAACAGCCGTAAACTTGAAAGGATGATGCTTAGCAAGCGCACCAAGAGTCTGCAAACTCTGTACTGCTGGGTTGATGAAGAGATAGAGATTTCTAATCATCTGCCAGCCATATTCGCCAGTACCCTTGCGGTTGAAGTTCAAGGTCACGTCCTTGGCATCATTCACAGCCTCATCAATGGAACGTCCATACTGAATAGAGGTCATGTAGATAGCGAATCGGTTGCTATCCTCGATTGCTCTGTTCAGGAACTCGATACCATCCATGATGGTGTGCCCTACCTTCACTAGGTTTGCCTTCCATCTATCCAAATCCTTCAAGTCATTCTTGAATTTCTTCTTCAAGTCTTCCACATCTAGCGAAGAGACAAAGCCAGTCTCGCCACCATTCATCATGAAGTCATAGAACATCTGTTCCTTTGGTGTAGCGTTTCCGTTGTTTACCTTATCTCTCAACTTGCCGTTCTGATAGTCTCTCAGCATGAATCCGAGATTCCAAGAGGTAGCCAGATTCTTTCTGAGCAGATAGTTGTACTTTGCATCCTCACGAATAGCGGTAGATGCAAGGGTCATGGTCAGGTCTCGGAAGTAGTTGGAAGGAATGAAGAGAGGTGAAAGACTGGTATAGGCAGCAGCCATCTTTCTTCCCAACCAAGCAGCAGCCCTATCCAGTTTTCCGCTCTGAATCTCTCTCACTCGGTGTGCTCTGGTATTATTCATCGCCTGAGCCAACTGAGGGTCACCATTCACATAGATAACATACTCCTCGCCATCCTTCATCACTCTCACCTCATGTTCTCTCTCCTCGCTATGAGTCTGAGGATAGGCTATATTCAAGCCGTCTCTCTGCTGAGTAGCATCGCCAGTCTGAGCCATCTGCTCCATCTTCTGCTCAAAAGCATCAATAGCAGCCTTCACCTGATTACTATTCATCTGAGAAGTAATCTGAGGTGTAGCAGGAATCCACTCTTCGTTGCCGTTGGCATCCGTACTCTTCACATACCAAGCCTTGCTCAGGGTCAGCAGGGAAGTTGGATGATTCTGTGCCAAGAGCATCAGGTGTTGTTTCACCCAGTTCTTGTTGTTCAGCAGGATTCCGCTCTCTGCCATATTCTCGATGTATGCGATAGGGTCATCAGCGATAGAGGTTCGTCCGTGTGCCGTCTTCAAGGTCTGATTGAACGCACCCTTGCCGCCACCAACATAGTCCCATACTTGGTCGGCAGTAGTGCCATCCCAGCCACGGAGAGGAATATAATGGCTATACATATCTCGCACATACTGATAAGTATCTTTGCTCATCATTCCAGCCTTATAGCCATCACGGAGAATCTTCTTGGTAGCCGCATTCGTAGCATTCCAAAGGTCTTGCACCTCAGCTACATGACTACTCTCAATATCCCTTACCAGTTTGTGGGCAGCTTCCTCAAAGTCTGAGCCACCGAAGAGAGCCGACAATCCTGAGTAATCGTAGGCAATACCATTCTTGTCGTAGCGATAGTCCATATAGGAAGGAGAGTATTTCGTTCTGAGAGCATTATCTCTCTGTCTCCAAGTAGTGAAATCCACTCTACCAAACTCCAAATCGCTGTCATTGGTAATGCGGTTCATATCGCCCTTGTAAGCCCTGTATGCCGCACTTCTCTGAGCCACGTCCTCAAAGTCAGCATCCAGTGACTTCTTGAAAGCCATCTGAGCATCACGCTCCAAGCCATGCTTAGCCATCATGTAGATACGGACATTATCATAACTATTGCCAAGCACCTTCTTCATCTGATGATAAGCCTTTCTCAATGGCTGCAAGAACTCATTATTGTACTCCTCAAACTCATTCTTGCCCTTGCCGTGACTTCTGTTCTCGGCAGTATAGGCATCCTCAGCCATGTTCAGGCGGTCAACACCCACTTCCTTCATGATAGCTTCCTGAGCCTTGCGGATAGCCAGCATACTATCTTGGAAGGCGATACGTTTCAGAACAGAACCACGCTGCAACTCTCGGTTGAACTCTCCAAGGGCAGTATCATCACTCAGAAGATGCTGCTCGTAGGTTGGTGCAGTCTTCCAAAGAGCCATCTGCTTGCGGTACTCGTCCACTCTCCTCAGGAAGTCAACGGCACTCTCGCCAGCGTTACGTTGTGGGATGGATGGTCGCTGGGCATCCTTAGGCAGATTGTTATCCTTCTTCCACTGGTTCAGGTCATGCTCAAACTGGTCATAGCGCAAGGAGAATCGGGTATTACCCACGATATTGGCATTGTTCTCATCGAATATCACGTAGTTGTAATCGCCTTCCTTAGCACCGCCAAATATAGTACCAGCCTTATACTTGATACCAGTGAAGCCAATAGAAGACAGGAACTTACTAACTGCACGACTAGCATCTACATCTTTCCACTTTTTTGTTCTTCTTAAAGCATACATTAGAAAATCATAGGCATTACCGCCAAATGAACCATCAAAAGAAAAACCACGCTTTTTAAAGTCGTCAAAATCTATTTTTAATCGCCTTAATTCTTTAATGATTGTATTCTTCTGTTTATCTGTCAAAGGAGCATCCCAATCAAGATAATCTCCATTATCATCAGGAATATCCACATCATAAAGATAAGCAATATTATCAGGAACAGCTATTTCCTCATTCTTCTTTGCAAGAATATTGCTAAGTTCCTTTAAATCATCATCATCATGGAACATTTCTAGAGCAGAAGGAAGGTCTTTTCTCATAGCATCCAATCCCTTGTTTACATCTTTATATTTATAGATATATTGTCTTACCATATCTTTGTTATTGGCAGACATATCTGTCACAAATTCAAAACCGCCATTATCTTTCCTTATCTTGGCACGTCTTGTGTAGTCCTCAGCAATATCCTTAGAGTTAGTAACATAACCACCCCAGCCAAATGCTTGTGAACCTTCGCCTTCACCCATGTGGGTGAAATCGAACTTATCAAAGCTAGCACCAGTACCATGATAGGTACGGATGCTAAACTTAGGGTCAGAGCCAGTAAGCAGAGGAGCAATCACATGCTCGGTCAACTGGGTAGGGATTCCGTTGCCGATGATTGTATGGCTCAGATTCTCGGAGAATGGCATCTTGTAATCATCGCTCACTCCTGATACTCTAGCGAGCACTCTACCCATGGCACGATATACCTTACCATCAGGCATCACAATCACATCACCGCTCTTTGTTCTGAGTGTTGGCAGGAGTTCATCAGCGAAGGCATGAGGAATCTTTCCGTCAGCATAGGCACTACCCATCACATACAATGGCTTGTCAATGTTTCTCCAGTCAATGCCATCAGCCTTCAAGCGAACGTCCATCCAAGGAGCCACACCATTCTTCTTCTCGGTCAGGGTCGGGATAATATCAGCCACAGCTTCATACCATCCGTTCTTGCGTGCCATCTTCTTTGGCTTTTCAGGGAGTTTACCATCACGAACCGCACGGACAATCAATCTCTCTCGGTTGGTGTAGCCGCCATAGTCAGCAGCGTTATACACATCTGCATCCCAAGTATAGCCGTTGGCATCCAAAGCATCGGTAATAGTCTTCATGGCATCTGAATCCTTATATCCCTTCACGTTCTCAATGGTCACCACCTTTGGCTTGATAGCATTGATGAACTCGGCAGTACTAGCAGCAGTCTCCTTGTCAAGTTCCACCTCAGCATGGTTACTCTTCGCCTGAGAGTAGTTCTTGCAGACTGGGCTGGCATGGAAGTACTCCACCTCGCCATCTATCTGCTTAACCAACTCCTTAGGGTCAACATCACGAACATCAGCAGTAACGATGTGCTGACCGAAGTTGTTGCGATATACACCGCTTATCTTCTCATCATACTCAACTGCCACCACAGGGTCGATGATACCCTTCAAGCCTTCCTCAACAAGACCGCCACCGCTAAAGTAGGTTCCAGCCTTAATGAGAGTGCCATCAAGGTTCTTCAATGAGAACTTAGGGTCACGCTCAATAGCTTCTGCAATATGTATAGCCTTTTTGTTGGCTCGTTTCCATCCCTCTGGTTTCGCCATCATAGATTTCAGAGAGAAACGGATGTCATTATTGTCGGCAGAGAAATCGCCATTGTTATTCTCGGCAGACTTGATTTGGTTAGATTTGAACACAACGTAATCATCCGTTGTATATTGCATCGAACCGTAATCAACACCATCTTTGATGTTTTTGAAGATAACTCCATCATATCCATTCTCCTCTGCCCAGTTAGCCCAATCGTATGTGTCCATCGTTTTCCCATCATGTTTAATAGAATTGTACAAGCTTCCCTTACAATCTATAACAAGTGGATTCTTTGCACTCAGATATACAGCATAGTTATTATAACCATACTCATAGGCATTATCCTCACTACTATTAAAGAACAGACCACTATTAGGAAGTCCATCTACCTCTCTTTTGAACACCGTAAACGGCTCATGAGACGTATCATACATTTTAGTCTTTTCATTCCATACGCTTGTAGTTTCATCATTTGTTGTTCCATGATAAGCTACAAGAGGTTCACCATTCTCATCTACCACCTTGGAAGCATTCTCAGGGTCATTCTCCCAGTCTCCGAACCAGTTCTTGAAGTTGGTAGTACGGACGGTTGCCCATTGTTCTGCATCCAGTTTGGTTTTCTCACCATTAGGAGCTATCATGTATGTTCCGTTTGCCTTGGCATCAGCCACAATCTTCTCCTTCTCATCTTTCAGCGAGAAGCGGATATTGTCGCTACTATTGATAGCTTCATTGAAGGCACGACTGCGGTCACCATCCTTTTTCGGGTCGTAGTCATACATTGGCAAGCCAGCATCCGATATACCCTTACGTACATCATCGCCCAAATTGTTTGGAACTACAGCAGCAGCAAACTCGTTGAGACGGAGAGGTCTGTTGTACTTAGTCTCAAAGTACGCACTCTTCAACTCTGTCTGTACTGCATTCTTCAAGGCATCCAGTTTCTTCATAAAGGTAGGAGTAAGGGTAATGCCATATTCTTTCTTGGCATACTTCTTAGGGTCAGACTGCAATACAATATCGTGAAGTCTCTGCTCGCCATAAAACACATCATTATACAAGAACTTGGCAAGGTCATAATAAACCCCATTCCATTTCTCGTAAAACTCTTCCTTATCCTTATTAGAAGACAACTTATCCTTGTTGGCACGCATTTCGTCTGTAGAATCAACACGACTAGCCAACTTTGCGATAAAGCTACCAAACGAGGTATATTCACTTCCATTGGTCTGCCCATCTGCTTCTTCCCTCATAGCCTTTGAAACATTTTCAAGAGTCTCAGGCACATACTTTCGGGAACCATCCTTATTATAGCCACGGAAGATACGGTTCTTCGTTCCGAACTCATCCAGTTTGTTCTCCTGCCATCTGATGTAATCATCATAAAGACCATTCTTGTTGACGTAATTACTAGCCTTCACCTTAGACAGATAGAAGTCATACTTCTTGGTATCGTTGTGCTCCTTCACAATATCCCCAACAACCTTCTTCACATCTTTTTTTCTTGGACTGCCGTCCTTGTTAAGCAAGGTTGGCGCATAGTCACGCTCAAAGATTTCCTTAGTCTGTTTTCTTACTTGTGGATTGATAGGGCTAGCCTTAACGCCAGTCTCCTTATACATCTTTCTTCTTACCTCCAAAGAAACCTTTTCCCAAGTAGGATGGATGATGGCATGCTTAGCCAGACTTGTAACCTTTTTATTCAGTTCAGGGTCAGTCTTCATACTATTCAGAATATCCTCAGCAGTAGGATGGTCACTGATAATCTCTTTCCAGCGATAATCAATTCTAGAATCATACTCCTTAATATCAATACCCTTTTCCTTCAAGTACATCAACTCCCAAGCAGGAGCATTATTGTCGCTCAGGGCATCCTTTGCCTGTCTCTCAATCTCAGCCTTAGCTCCACTTGGGTAATCAAGGCTATCAACCCAGTCTTCAAACTTCCGATACCCTTTTTCACTCATTTCTCGCTCTACGGAAGGATAACGTTGAGTGTAGGCATCAGTTATCCAAGTACCGCCAGTATTGCCAGTACGCTTATCCAAAAGGGCAGAAGGAGCGATGAAGGAAATCTCTCCAAAGTTGTCGTGACCAGTCTTGTTGGTATCAATCACAGCCAAAGAAGGATTGGCAAAGCCACCCAGTTTCAAAGCCTTTCTCAGCTTCTCCTCGGTAATGTTATGCACTCCTGCAAGAGTTTTCTCATCCTTCAAAGAGAAACGAGGTTCTGCTACAGCCTTAATCTGTCTATCCAAGTCTTTGTACTTATTAAACAGACTATCCAACTCATCCTGATACTTCTCGAAAGATTTACTTCTCAAATCTTCCCAAACATCATCAGGAATCTCATATTCCTCAGTCATTTTGTGCTTATCCATATACTCCTTCATCAGTTGCTTGTGGTATTCAGCACGCTCTTTACTCTTCGAGTTGTATGAATCCTCTGTTTCCTTCCGTTCCTTCTTCAATCCTGCAACCTTTTCTCTGTTAGCCTCACGTTGCTTGAAAGCCTTATATCTGTCCTCATAAGTAACAGACGATAGTCCACCCTGCTTGTATTCGTGATACTCAGCACCACTTTCGTTGTCGGCATTTTTGTTTGCCACCACATCAGGAGCATTGAACTCGCTAGGAACATCACCCTTCACCTCATTCACTTGGTCAGTAAAAGGTCGGTCAAGGTCAAAGAGTTTGTAGTTACCCCAAGCATCCTTATACACATCATCCAACTCGTTATGAACTGCCTTGTTATAGAATCGTCTCCATCTGTCAGCCAGCACTTTCTTCTCGTAATACTCAGGAGATTTTAAAGGATTGCTCATATCCACCAGAGCATATTGAGCATACTTGCTAGGACGGAGTTTGGAAGCATATTCATAAGCATCCTCAGCCGCTTTTCTCTGCTCCTCATTCTTGATTGAGAACTTCAAAGAAGGATGATTCAGGAACTCCTCGAAAGTTTTTGGCTCCTCAACATCAACTTTTTCTTCATTTTCCTTGGCAGTTTCAGAAGAATTGTCTATCTTTGCAGCAGACAAGTTGACCGTAGGGTCGGAAAGGGCACCGACCTCTTCCTTATCGGAAGGCAGTATGAGGAGTTGCCCGTCCTCACGGTCAGCTTGCTTCTTTATTTTTTCCAATCCTCTTTCGTCAACGAAGTGCCAATGTACGATTTCCACATTATCTTTATTAGGATTTACCTCTAATAATACTGTGCGATTATTACCCTTCTCATCCTTCGTGTTGATAAGTACCCAATTATATGGTCTAGTTTTCTTTTGATTCTGACCATACAAATCAGTATTGTATAAAGCAGACTTAAAGATTGTTTTACTCAATTCAGGAGTAACATCTTTATGTCTCATATAATTACGCTCAAAGATGTTCTTCTTGATAACAACTGGCTTTCCTTCTGTTCCAATAGCATCAGCAATCTTCTTTGGCAAGCTAGGCAATTCTACATTTCTAGTAGGATGCAAGAAGTCTTCATCCGTCAATTCATCAACGGACTTAATCTTATCCAGCTTCAACGTGCCATCCTGATTCAGAGGATTCCCCTGATTATCCTTCAATGAGAACTTGGTATGACTAGTAATCTGGGCATTGTTCTCGTCAAATATAACATAGTTCATCTTGCCATCTTTGTTGCCACCAGTGTTGCGCTGAGCGATTACCTTAACACCATCAAATCCAGCATCCTTCAAAGCTAAACTTGCAGCCTTTTGTGAACCAAGCTTTTCTGCCATACCTCTATAAAACGAACCGCCAGTTTGATTTTCTCTTGAAGGAATCATCAGAGTTCCACCATTTTTTGTGTTGTCAAGCAAAGTACCATACTCATTCGTAGAGTTCACCTTATAGCCAACAGATTCCAATATCTTTATTTCTGCATCATACATCTTTTCCGTCAACGGCTCATCCCAGCCGATATAGTTTTCACCTGTATCATCAGGAATTTCCACGGAGTAAAGATTGCGTGGTTTCTCCATGGAATCCAACTTCTTCTGCAAAGCGTCAACCTTATTTTTTACATCTTTGATGTCACTTTCCTTAGTTTTTATACTCTGCTTATACCTTTCAACCTGTTCGCTATAATACTCAACATCAGATTCATACATATCAACACCTAAACCAGTGCCACTTTCCTTTGCCTTTGAAAGTTCTTCCTTAGCCTCATCAAGTCTT